ACGAAAAAGAATGAAAAAGAAAGATTTGATTAAGTCGGCATTACAAATTGTAGTTGCAATTGTAATTGGTTTAGGTGTTGCATTAACCGCAAAAGGAGAAGAGTTTGCAGAGAATGGTTGGGCAGTTGCGCTAATTACATCGGGCTGTGTTTTTAGCTTTATTGAATTGGTGTGCAAGACAATGGAAGAAAGAGCCTTTAAATGGAAAGGTGTATTTCTAAATGTAGCCTTAGCAATGGTGTCTTATTTTGTTAACTATTTATTCTTAGTACGATAGAATGGATAGGCGAGAGCTAGACTACAAGTGAAAGAGAGTAGCTTGTAGTTTAGTTCTCTAATCTTAGTAAAGATATGAAGAACGTAATAGAATGGATAAAACAGAGTAATCGTTGGAAGCATCTTTTAGGAGGTGTCTTAATTGGATTAGGCTCTAGTGATTTGTATTGTGCAACCTATTCAGGTGTAGGCATTGCGAGCGCATTGGAGTTAAAGGATAAATTGTGGGGAAGCACAATTGATATTGTAGATTGGAGCATAACACTAGTTGGTGTTGCAATAGGCTTTGGTTTACATTGTGTTGCTACCTTATTAATAAAATAGGAGAGGAGAGAACAGAAGATGGTAGAGTTGAATATTTCAGATAATTTTTTACATTGTATAGCGGTACATTTAGGTATATGTGGGATTTTGTGGATACTCATTATTGCAGCAATATTAGTTGATTTGTGGGACAGAGTTTACACAAATAAAAAGTTAGGAAAGAAGATTGAATCTCACAAAATGAGAATCACTTTGGAGAAAGTTTCAGAATATTGGAGATTTATGATCATTGCATTTACAATAGATATGGTAACATTTATAGCCTTCTTCTTTTTTCAGCTACCTCATCTACCTTACTTGTCGATGCTACTGTGTATCGTATTGCTAATAATAGAGATAAAATCTTTATACGAGCACGCAAAGGAACGTAAGAGCAACTTATCAGATTTAAACGAACTAATACGAGTTGTTGTAAATGCTGCATCAGACAGAGATGCAAAGAAAGCTATTAAAGAGATTGGAGAATATTTAGAAAGAGACAAAGACAATGAGAAATATTAAGTATATAGCAGTGCATTGTACTGCTAGTAGTCAAGTGACAACTGTTGAGGGCTTGAGAAAAGAGTTTAAGCAGAAAGGATGGGTTAACCCAGGCTACCATTATGTTGTCTCAGCAGATGGCAAAATAACAGAAATGTTGCCAGAGGATAAAATTAGTAATGGAGTGAAAGGGTACAACTCTGTGACAGTGAACGTAGCTTACATTGGTGGTATAGACCAACACGGAAAGCCCGTAGACAACAGAACAGAAGCACAAAAAGCAAGTTTACGTTCACTCTTAAAGATGCTCCACAAGAAATACCCAACAGCAGTAATTCAAGGGCATAGAGATTTTTCTGTAGATCTTAATAAGAATGGTAAGATTGAGCCATTTGAATATATTAAGTCGTGCCCTTGCTTTAATGCAAAAGAAGAGTATGCTAATTTATAAAAGATAATAGTATGAAACAAAGAGGTAATTTAAGCATATTAATTATTTTAGGGTTGATTTTTGCAGCCTTATTTTCGGTGTATCTCTTCTTGCAAGAATGTGGTATGTCTTGTCACAAAGGAAAGGAAGTAATAGATACCATTACTTATAGAGACACAATATCTTATTATAAGCCTATTCCTAAAGAGCATGTAAAACTTAGGTATGACACCATACATCTACAAAGCAATAAGCAAGATGTAGGCTTTGCAACAGAACAAACAGATAGTGGAGCTATAAAGATACTCGATAGTACAAAAGTAGTAATACCTATCACGCAAAAAGTATATGAGGATAGTACATACAAAGCATGGGTGAGTGGCTATAATCCAAACCTAGATAGCATCTTTGTGTATCAAAAGACAACAGTTGTAAACCATTACTTTAAAGACAAGGAGAAGCGTTTTGGTTTGGGCATACAATGTGGATATGGTCTTAACAATAACAAGATGCAACCCTACATTGGAATAGGCGTAAGCTACAACTTATTAAAGTGGTAATGCTATGAAGATAATAGTTTTTCAGATACAAAAAGATGAAGTGTATAATGAGATTGCAAAGACAACATCTTACACTGGAGCAAAGATGGAAGGGGACGAAGGGGCATACGATCGTATCTTTACAACAGACGAAGATAAGATCATGCTCGAACGTTTCTGGAATGAGAGTAAAAACATGATTGTAGCTAGTTTGAAAAAGCAATTAAGCACAGAACGTGAGATTAACGATGAATATACATTAGAGTTAGAAGTATCAACTTCCTTTGATGATAGCCTTAAAGAAAGCATACAACGTAGTTTGTTTAGTTTCTTTGTGATGAACATTGTAAGTAAGTGGTATGTTTTTACAAACAAGAAAGAGGCTGAGGCTTATGCGACATCTGCTGCAACAAACATGGAAGATGTAATGCGTAAGGTGTTTTACAAGAAAAAGCCTGTACGCCCTACATACGATTAACCACATAAACAATAGACGATATGGCAGAAAATAAAAAAGACTTAACGATAACAGAAGAAGTAAAAGAGCTTATCTTCGACATTCAGAATAAAACATATCTAACAGGGCAAGCAAGAGAAGCTGAAGGGAAAAAGCCTTATCAGGCTGCATCAAATATGCAGCCTAGTGATGAAGAAGAGAATAGTTATCAGATACGTCGCTCTTTGGTTAATGCTTTCTCTACTCTTAAAAGTCTTCTTTCAGAGTGGTTGCAGGAAGAGAGAACAACGAGTAACAATCGTGTAGCTACAGAGATTGACAACAATGGTCAATTGGTATTAGTATTTAAATTGCCTTTAAATTACAATGATGCATCAGCAGATAGTTTAGGAAATGGCATCCATTCATATTTAGTTAATACTACAATTGCAGAATGGTTTACCATAACGAATAAAGAAGATGCAGAAGCATACGTTGCTCATTCTGCTATTAGTTTAGAGAACATAAAACGTGCGTTGTATAAGCGCATCAGACCCAAACGACCAACCTATTAATAAGATGTTATATGGAACATAGATATTGTTGTAATGGTGAACATAATGCATCAGAGGAAAAGAAATCAGTAACGCTAATATTTAAGCGTGCAGAACTTCTTTACGACGCAAGTAATTATTCTTTTGTTGAGGCGGATATTCTTCCACAAGACGAAGAGCACACTAAACATCAGATCTTTGATATTACACAAGATGGTAATGTCGATCGTGTTACTCGTGTATTGAATCTTGCTCATTCAGAATGTGTGGAATTATTATACCCATACGTAAAAGAAGAGATACCAGACACAGAGCAAGTACTTGATGATATTTTACGTGAGCCAGAAGAATATAAAATTGTGTTGTCTTTGCCTTCAAAATTCTCAATGACAACAGTAAGAATGCTAGAGCATCTTATTCATGAGTTCTTGGTTTGTCGTGTCCTTGCAGATTGGATGAGTATAACTCTTCCTGGGAAGACTGTGTATTGGCTCTCTAAAGTAGAGGAGTTAAAAAGTAAAATGCAGACTTGTCTCATGTCGAGAGTGGGAACGATAAAGCGAAAATTAAAACCATGGTAATAAAACAAAGGCAGGGTTACTCACGTAGCTCTGCCTTCTCCTTCTAACTAAAATAACAATCTTAACACCTTATTAAAACAAGTACCTAAAAATTATCTTGGCTGGTTGTTCAGACGTGGTGTGAACTGAACTAAACAACTAGTAATACCTTCATCTTTTGAGAGTTCTGTAAGAAGTATTATACGTAGATATTTATATGGAGTGCCTCTAAACCCACGCATATAATGATCTACAGACGACCATACAGGAACCCAATTAAATAAATCATTAGATGCATACAGAATAGACTTGACGTGTCCACGACGAAAGACGCCTCGTTGTATAATTGCATCAACAGATTTATGTATGTCGTAATAATCTAACTTTAAAGGGCGTGAGATCAAGAGATTTTTATTTATCTTATCAATTCGATTGTCACCCTCCAAACTGTGCTCTCCATGCTCTTTTGCATCACCCACATCAGAGAAGTTTACAAGACTACCATTTGTAAGCACTGCAAGTGCATCAGGATATGAATTTACATTATCTGCAATATTAGACTGCATCATTCCCCACATCTTGGATTTTAGAGACCATACATAAGCATATTTACATTTCTTATTATAAACAATAATTCTTTGGTGCTCATAGTTGTAGATAATACGACACTCTTTAATGAACTCCATGAAAGGAAGTATTTTTAATGTCCCTTCTTCTAATCCTATATGTGATAATATCTTATCAATTTTGGGTAGTGCGGTAAGTGGTACAATATTATCTCCATTGAGAACATCAGAGATACATATTGCTTGTGAACCTTGCAATAGCATTATTCCTCGTTCTGTTGCAAATAGCACCGCAGAGTCTATCTGTGTAAGTGATTTTGCATCTATACAAATATCACGAGTGATTGGTTGTCGTGCAATGTATGTACCTGTATTTGAAACTTCCAAAGCCCATACTCCCTCATCTGTGAAAGCGTACAGAGGAAATTGTCCAAATTGTCCTTCGCTTAATGCTTTTACTGCGCTACATATTCCTTTAATCTCTCCAGTTCCTATAGTGTTAATTCCTGAAAGAGGAAAAAAGAAAGGGTTATTTACCTCACTTGTATATATCTTATTAGGTAGTTCGATAATCTCATCTTTGCTTGTTAGTTCTTCTATTCTTAAAAATGTGTCTTCTTGTAAAGGATTCTTATTAATAATGTACTTATCCATTGTCTCAAAGTCACTAAAGAAGAACGCACCATTCAAGAAATTATGTTTCTCCAATGGAAACTCATAGCGTCTTCTCCAACCGCCAAAACCACCTTTATATATTGTATCAACAGTAATCTTATATGCATCAGTGTTTGGATAATATAAGAAGTAAGTGTTGTCAAACTCACTCATTTCTCCAATAGGGCAGGGCAAGACAAACTCTTTACCATTGCGATTAATATGCACCCATGCTCTTGTTGCTGCTATTGCTTTGAAATGAAATTGTCTTTCCGAATCTTTATCTGTAAAAGGCGTGTGACCATTGCAATATTGTATCATTGAAGTGGTTGAGAAACCATTAAATAAACGTTTCTTGATACCACAAATATTTACTCTTGCATTGTAATTGAATGAATATCTAGCACAAAGACTATCGTGACTATCATAATCATCAGACATTACTTCTCTAGCAACAAGACTTTGCAGATAGTCTTCCTTTACTCTTAGTTCAGTACGCTCTGTGGTCTTTACTTCCAAAAGATCATTAAGCCTAATAGAGTTGAGAAGATAAAAGTGTGCAACGCTCTTGATTTCTTCATGTAGCTTATCATCCTTTATCCTTGGAATAACAACTCTTGTAGAGTTTATCTTCATTTCTCCACCTTCTCTATCAGTTTTAGGATAAGCCATTGCATACAAGTGGTAGATATTATGCTCTTGGTAGTATTGGTATTTAGAGAAATCTACACGAGTATCGTATTTTGTTTCGCTCTTCTCTTTTGCACCGTCATAATACTTATTTGTGTATTCAATACCACTAGAAGATCCATTTGTCAATAAGCAGTGAACTTTATTAGCGTTACTACTATCGATGTTTTCTATACCTGTACACTTCCCATTTTGATCGTAAGTATAGATTGGTTTGCTTATAAAAATATCTACACTCTTAACAATGTCTTTCCAATTCTCTAGTTCTTTTAAAGCACTTCGGCTTGATACTTGGTAGTCTAACTTACATAAAGCAGCGGTAACAAAGCAATCAAAATTATCTAGACGATCTCCATGTTCAATACGTAATCTACTTAATAGGACTTCTGGCGCAACCTTGGTACTGCATTGCATAAGTATAGGAGCAGAGTGCATTGTTAAACTGCCATCATATAGACGGAAAGCATAACGAACAAAGAAGGGAAAAATAAAACGACCTTTAGCAACACTTTCCTCCGCTATGAATTTATTTACCTTTGCTAGTACTTCATTTGTTACTTTCTTAGTATTGCTTTCTCCGAAAGTTACTTTGTTGTTTTCTCCTACATCTTCACGCTCGGATAAGTCAACGTTAAATTCTTCTGTTTTTACAACCTCACCCTTTAGACCAAATGTGATTGGTAACTCTGGTAGATGAGTACCTAAATGCTTATAGCCTTGTGTTGCATTATCCCATAGAAAATAATGAGTGCCATCTTCTGTAAGTGCCATTAGTGTATTACCAATAGCATTTACTTGATGCAAAGGTATATCTCCTAATGTATATAGGTCTGTAAACTTCTTGCCATCAGAAGTCCACACTAGATTTTTATTTGCTACATCGTGGATGATATAATGTCTAAACGAAGTTGTTTTGTGAATGTATGTAATGTGCATCTTATCCTGTAATGCCATAACCTCTTTAGGCGGCATTACAGGCTTAAGTGCACCATCTTCAGGAATGAGATTTAGCAACAACGCTGCATCTCCATCAGAACAAGTATTATCTGGTGGCACTGTCGTGATTTCACTATACTTAATTTCCTTTATCATCTTACTTTTGGTTTGTCAATTTGATAATAAATCTTACCCTTTACATCTTTTACGGACACCGACAGCTTGTAACTTTTTAAAGCTGACAATCCATAGTCATACAAGATGCGTCCAACAGAAGGATTAAGCGTTTCAAAACCAATGCATTTGTATTTACCATTATACTGAATGTCACAATATTGTGTAGGAGTTTCAATGTTAGGATTAACCATGAACCCAAATAGATCAGTATCAGTACGAAACAGAAATACACTTGCCTTTTCTTGTCCGTCTGAACTTTTACGGATGTGGTTGAAAAGTTTCTTAGAGAGTGTAACTGAATTATCTGTAGGATCTACGATGACAAAGTATCGAAGTGACCTATACCAGTTCTGTATTTTCTTGAAGATTGTTACCATAACGCAAATATAGTACACCTTAAGGAGAGTAGGGGTTTATCCTTTAATACTCTCTTCTAGATCGAAATGAAATAGTTTCAATGAAGAAGAAAGAAGATGTCGCCCGCAGCTTTTCTTTGTGTTCTTCAACCTCTTCCTTGCTTCTGAAGATAAAGGAAGAAAGTTCCATTTTGTTGACACCTTTTGTTCCGATAATATTAGCGTAATACTTGCGACCAAAAATGAACGCAATAACTTCTTGTAATACTGTTGTTTGCATAACTTTATAATTTATTTAATTATTCTTTTTATATTAGTTTGTTTTGTATAGTCTTATTTACCAGGTAGAGATGGATTTTCCCTCCAATATTCAAGATCCTCTTGTTCAAATACAGTTGCCCATAGTTTGTCTTTATGACAATACCTAATGACTTGATGATGTCCACCGCTCATTATCTGATTGCGCTGTTTCAATTTTGAAATTACAGAATTTGTTTGCCCATTCTATTTTCACATTTGGGGTCAAGCAAACATCACAAATATTAAAGTGAAAATTTTTGTATCGATGAACGATGTCATCGTGATTTTCCTTTAGGTATTTACCCCATTCCTCAAATGTAAATTTTTGACCTGTACATCTGCAAGCATGGTGAATATTATTAGTTTCTGTCTTCATTCTATATCTTGTTTTTTAGTTTAAAAAGAACGCTATTTTCGCAAACCACGTTCTCGATCAGATTTAACAATATGAATTTGAAAATTACAAAATAAGTAAGCAAAACATTTTCAAGTCAGTGTACTTCCAAAATCCATATATGCATGAAACAATTATATCTTTATTTGCTAATTCTATCAAATGCTTCCTTGCCAAAGACTTGCCATTTGCCAGTTTTATACTGAACAAGTACATCACCGACTTGTGCTATTTCTCTGCCTTCTGTAGAGTCAGAGAAAAGTTTTACATGAACTTTTCCTTGTTCTCCTTTTTCTATAGATCTAATACAAGGTAATTTAAATATATCGTCAACGTTTCTTCCGTCAATTTGTATTTTGAAAACTATTCCCATAATTTTATTTCTTGTTTATTTTATAAATTGAATTAAGTCATTTAACCCTTAACTTCTTTAAATTCGCCATTAACCAATCTGTAGTAGGTGTCAGCCTTGATTCTCCTACCATCAACTTTCTCTGTTTTTACACAGATAGGAATCAAGTTAGAATCATCATTTATTCCCCATTCTGCAAGCGTTATCCAACTTCCCAAGCTAGCTTTTACAATTGAATTATAACCTGCAGACATGATAATAGAATGTTCTCCAGTGCTATTAATTTTAGCATAGTTACCACTTGAACCAA